ATGGGCGAGCTGTTCGACGACTGGAGCAACGTGTTCGGCGTCTCCGCGCTCGGCACGCACGATGAAGACCAGGCCGCGCTCTTGTCGCTTCACGGCAACTGGCAGATCCGAAACCAGATCAAGGATTTCCCGCGGCAGATGTTCCGCGGCACGCTCGCGTTCCTGGGATCAGGGGACGTGACATTCCACTCGTTCTACGATGAGGAAACCAAGTCGAACCGACACGAGTGCCTGAACGCAGACGAGTTTTGCATCCCGTACACGGCGCAAGCGACGATGCCGGACTACTCGGACGTGCCGCACGTCACCAAGATTCTGCTGCGCTACAAGCACCAAATCGAGGGGATGCGGGATTCGTGGTTCGATGTCGAAAAGGTGCTCGACGACGAAGCGGTTTGGGACGAGGAGCCCGAGACGCCGATCGGGGACGCTGTTGCCAAGACGATGGGCCAAGAGAAGCCCAGCGACAACGTGAGCGAGGCGCCGCGCAAAATCCTTTGGTACGAAGGCTGGGCGGAGCTACCGAACCAGGCAAAGCAGCGGTACATCCAAGCGATCGTCGACTACCGCACGCACCACGTCTTTCGCCTCACCATTCACGAGGAAGCGCCGTGGCAAGCGAAGGCGAAGTACAAGCGCCAGCTCGACGAACTGGCCAAGTTCCGCGCCGACCAGGCGAACCACCAAGCCGCTTTGCAGAATCAGGACATGGCCATAGGCCAAGTCGGCCAAGCGACGGCTCAGGGCAGCGTGGGCCCCGAGCAGGCCATGCAGACGCTCCAGACCATCAAGGCGCAAGAGCCACAGCCGCCGGTGCCACCGGCCTGGATGCAGGACCCAAATGACCCGAGCGAAACCCCAGTTCAGCCCGACAAGCAACCGATTTACCTTTTCACTCACGGAGTTTGCATCGAGCCCGCGTCTGGTTCCCTTGGTCTCGGTTACGGGCGGGTGCAGGCTGATTTCAACCGAGCTGCCAACACGCTGGCTTCGCAGTCCGTCGACTCCAACACTCTCAGTAACTGCAAGACGCTCATCGCTGCCGGCGATGTAGAGTGGGAGGACGGCACGTTCAAGATTCAGCCGGGCGCCATCAACAAGCTGAAGGGCATGTCCGCGTCCGAAATGAAGGACGGCATTCTCCCGTTCGCATTCCCGGACGGCAACCCCCAGCTAATGGCCATGGTCGAGAAAATTAGCGAGTGGGCGCAGTCGAGCATCCAAGGCCCAGACGTGCTTTCTGGCGAGAGTGGCAAGTCGGGCGAGACGGCGCGCGGCATCACCGCCCGCATCGAGCAGGCGACAAAGCAGTTGAGCGTCAGTGGTCGCAAGTTCGTGATGGAAGTGTTGACGCCCGTCCTGAAGAACAACGCCTATCTGAACAGCATTTTCCTGCCCGAGGACGAGCTGTTCGAAATGGAAGCGAACCTGGTTCCAGCGGGCATGACGCCGCCGTTCAAGGTCGGGCGCGAGATGTACGCGCGGAACTACCAGATCGAAATCCGCGCAGACCTCCGCTTCGCCACGCAAGCACAGAAGGTGGGCGAGGCGGATGACGCACTCGGGCTGATCATGAAGTCGCCCCAGACAGCGAACAACCCGGCGCTCGTGTACGCCGCAATGTCGCAGTGTCTCGTGGCACGTGGCAAGCGCGACCTGATTCCAATGCTCGGCCCACGCCCGCCGAACCCGACCATTCCCTTCGGCACTCCGCCGCCAGCGCCGCCCGGGCCTCCACCGGGAATGCTACCGCCCGGTGCCCCGCCGCCTTCGGGCATGGTGCCACCTGGGGGAAATCCAAGCGGGCCCCCGCCGGGCATGCCGCCTAGGCCCCCGCCGCCGATGCCTGGAGCTCCGCACGTCCAATGATCGACTACTCCAAGTTCAAGCGTGGCCCGGACTTCACCGGGTGGATGCGCGCGCCGCAAGCGGAGAAGTTCGTTGCTCAACTCGGCGAGCAGCAACAGATCGCGCTGGCGGAGCTTTTCGGGGCATGCTCGGTGACGACAGATCCGGCTGTAGCCAGGAAATTCACGGCGTTCAATACGGTGGCAAACTTGACCAAGTTTCTCGTTAATTCGAGGAAGGAAAGTAGCAGCGAAGATGAGTGAAAACGGAACTAATGCAGCGCTTGCCCGTGGCGTAGCGGCTATCGACTCAGCAACACTGAGCGACCGGGACCGCGAACGCGCGGAGCGCATGACGCTGGCCATCAAGGCGAAGCAGACCCCGAAGGGCTTGCTCGGGTTGCCCGCGCACCTCGACGATCGCCGGCTCGAGTACGGCATCACGGATGCTGCGTTCGAAATCGAAGCGTCGTACGATCGGATCCTGGTGTTCCAAGTCGCAACCCAGAAGGGTGACCGGTACGACGGTGGCCTCATCCACTTGACTGAGAAGAAGCAAGCCGAGGAAATCTACCGCGCCCCGCTCGGCATCATCGTGTCGGCTGGCCTAGGCGCGCTCGACTCGCTGTACTCCCACGGGATGCAGCTCGGCGACAAGGTGATCGTGGTCAAGAACGCGCCCTACTTCGTTCGCTACGACATCATCGAGGGCAAAGAGTACAGCCTCATGGTGCTCACGGACGGCGAAATCGTGGGCAACTACGACGTGGCGCGGAGATTGAAGGAGCGGAAGCTTTTTCGGGTGCAGAACCCAGACGCACCAGCGAACCGCGTGGAGCATGTATTCATGGACGAGAACAAGAAGTTCTTGCTCCCAGAGGCCGCTTGGCGGTCGGAGGACTGAGCGATGGCATTCAAAGACCCACTGGATGAAGAGGCGGACGAGGCAGGCAAGCGCTCGGTCGAAAAGCACGCGGGCCGCATGGCGGAGCGTGTCGCGACAGCGCGGGAAGAAGATCCGGAGACCTTCGATGTCGAGCCACCCGAGCCGGAAGAGCCCGAGGAAACGGAAGTCACTGAGCGGCAACGCAAGCGCAATGGCCGAGCAGCAACGCATGTCTCGGCCCGCGAGCGCGCTGCTGCTGCTGAAGCTCGCGCTGAAGCATACAAGGAAGCTCTGGCGCTCTCTGGAGGCCGCCCGGCGCCGCCCGGACCAGCGGCCCCACAAGGTAACCCGTACCAGCAAATAGACGCCGAAATCCGCAAGACATTCCAGGAAGAGAAGGCGCTGAACGAGCGCTGGGTGGCGACATCCGCCAAGGCTTCCCCTGCCGAAATCCAGCGAATGGAGGACGAAGCGGCTGAGCTGGTGGTGCGTCGCACGGGGCTCGTTGCCGACCGGAAGGAAATCGAGCGAGCGCCGCGGCGGGCCGAGGAAGCCAAAATCCACGACCAGCGCTCCCGCTTCCCTGACGTTTTCGGCGATTCTCGTGCCTTCCAGTACGCCCAAGGCTCGTACAACCAAGCCCTGGCCCGTGGCGTGGCGCCAAGCCGCGAGTTGGAAGACGCTTCATTTCAAGAGGCCCGCGAGGTCATCCTGGGGCGCCGGCCTCCGCCGGACGCAGCCCAGCGGCAGCGCGCCAGCGGCATGGGCTCGAGCACCCGCCAGGTATCGGGTGGTGCCGCAAAGACCACGATCGACATGCCCCGCGGTGGGGCGCTGTACCGGATGGCCATCGCGGCCTACCCGGACCTGGAGCCCGCTCAGGCGTGCCAGAAGTGGGCCCAGACGAAGGGGAAGCGCTACCAGGAGGCACTGTCGGCCCGGGGTCGGTGAGAATTCTTGTTGACTGGAAAAAGGCGCCGTGTATCTTACGGGGTACCGGCGCCGCGCCTTAGCCAGCAAAGCGTCTGAACGGCTCCTACGCACCTCACGTAGCAGTCTGAACTCCGAGGAGACCAGCACCGGTCGCGGCAAAGCGGTGAAGAGTCCAGGAGTTCAGTTTGGCCGCAGCCGCAAAAAAGCTACCGAGTATCCGCCAAGACCCGCCGCGTAAGCGCGTGGACCTGTCGACCAACGACGGGAGCATTCTTGGTGCAGATCCGGAAAAGTCGTACGTCTGGGCATACAAGGCCAGCGACGCCATCGGGTTCTACGAGAATCGAGGTTACGAGGTCGAGACGATTCGCGCAGATGGCTCCGGCCCGCGCAGCAACGTCTCCCGCAAAAAGGGCCTGGTACCGGGCAACCCGGTCGAGTGGAACAGCAACGTGCTCATGAGCATTTCGAAGGCGGAACTCGCCGAAATCGAAGCTCAGGGCCAAGCGGAAGTCGACGATCTGGAGTCGCGTATCCTTAGCAAGGGTGGCGGCGTGGACTCGCTTCGAGGCATCTCCGGAATTCGCGGTCGAGACGGCGCGCCCGTGCTCGGCTTGGAAAACAAGACCAGCGGCACCCAAGTGGAGCTTGAGAAGTAACAATCATGGCGAACAACCAGCACTTTTACGGCTTCCGGTGGGCTCAGAACTGGAACGGCAAGCCGCAGCCGCAGCCGATCGAGATGGCCGTGGCCTCGGGCGGAAACTTCACCGTTTCCGGGGATGCCACGAACCTCAATCTGAATGCTGGCGACCCCGTCAAAATCAACACGGATGGCACGGTCATTCTCTCGGGTGGCAACGAGAACAGCCAAACGCCGGGGATTACCTGGGGCATTATGGTAGGCATGGGCGGGCAGGGGTACTACAACGGCACCCGCATGGTCCGTGCTGCGGTGCTGCCGTCGGGCGCGACGTACGGAACGAATGTGGACCGCCAGTCCAAGGTTCTCGTGGTTCCGTGCTCGGCTGGCGTGTGGGAAATCGACGTGGACGACAACACCACGGCGACCACCTACCTCGGCTACCAAGCCTTCATCGGCGAGAACGCTGAGCACCAATGCTACCCGAACAGCCAGGGGCACGTGGATGCTGATCTGATGGTGAACCCGCTGCTGAACATCGCCAGCCACGCCACCACGAGCACGCTCGCATGGCGCATCGTGGGCATCAGTCAGAGCCTGTCAAACCAGGACTACTCTGGCAAGTACGTCAAGTTGCTCGTGTCCGTGAACAAGGGCGCGGAGCCGTTCTACACCGCAACGGGTACCTGATGTCGAACATGACGGCGCAAGCTACGTCGTTTCAGTACCCAACCACCGAAGAGCTGGCCGATCCGTTTCGGCCGCCTTCGGATTCGATTCCTCCCGTCCAAGACGAGGAGAAACTGGCCCCGGACACAGAGCCCGCGCCAGCCCCGCACCCAGACACCCTTTCCGAAGCTCACGGTTTCCCCCGCGAGCGCCGCTGTACGCAGGAGTAGCACATGGCTGGCATTCCCGTTTTCACCTCTACGATCGCCGACGGTCTCAAGCTCACGCTCGATGACGTGGTCGACGACAATCTCACAGACTACCGGAAAAAGGCCATCTTCCCGAAGTGGATGACCGTTACCGGTATGAACGACAACTTCGAGGACGACCTGGAAACGGGCGGCCCGGGCCTCGCCGCGGAGAAATCCGAAGGCGCGGAAATGCAAGCCGGCGGCATCCAGGAAGGTGCGCTCACGCGGTACATCGCCCGCACGTTCGCCCTGAAGCTCATCATCACGGAAGAGGCGGTGGAGGATAACAAGTACCCCGCCATCATCCAAGCTGGCGCGCGGCTGCCTCGAGCCATGTACAAGACGGCCGACATCGACGCGACCAACGTGCTGGCCCGTGCGACGAACACGGCCTATACGGGCGGTGACGGCCAGCCGCTGGCGAGCGCGAGCCATACC